TACAGGAAAACCAATACCATCAGAGGTACTTAAAGAAATAGCAGAAAAGTTCGACAAGGACATAGTAGTGATGGTCGCATGGGACTTAGAAAACGGACACCTACACGGAGTCTCATACGCAAAAGGAAACGTACACAAAGCAGGAGCTCACACTATGAGCAAAGCATTCGTCAGTATGGCAGGCGGAGACATCAAAGACGCAGTAGAGTTCGAAACATTATCAGACGATCACACCAAGAAAACGTCATGAGTAACTACATCGAACAGGTCAGAGCAAACCTCGCAAAGAGAATCGACGTAGAGCCAGCACTCCTAGACCTCTACACACTGCTGGCAATCGTACGTGGGACCCAAACAACATACGAAGACGTACACGACGCATGGTCAGTCTGGCGAAACCAAACAATGCCTACACATCAATCAATCGTACCGTTCGAGGAACTGAGCAAGCGAGTGCAATCGATGGATCGAGAATACGCAGAGGCAATCAAGGAGACAGCGAGGGAGATTAATCCGAGGAATATAACGTTCTAGGTATGGATTACCAAAAAACAGCACTCGAAGAACTTCATACTAGGAGAGACACTAGACAAAGTAAAATGAAAACTAGCGACAAGATAATCCACTACATCATACTCATCGCATCAATAGTTGCACTGATAGCAGTGGCACTAGATGCAGTATCATTCGGAATAGCAATACCGAGTACGCTGGCATTGGTCTGGACACTACATAATTTATATTGGATATGACATCAGTAAACGAATCAAACGCATACCAGAGAGGCAAGCGAGACGGATACGACATCGGACACAGAGCAGCCACTCAAGAAACCTACAAACAAGCAATGTCACTCCGCTGGATGAAGATAGCAATTGCAGTCCTAATCGGATTCGCACTGGGGATGGCTACAGAAGCACACGCACAGACGGCTACAACGTCGCTCACAGTGGTAATACCAGTGACAGTGGGAGCAGAAGTGGTATGCAACCCTACAAACTGCCCAGAGCTACCACAGGAGCAACCAGCACAGGTACAGAACATAGAAGAGGATAGTACTTTACTGCAGAGAATATGGTCTGCTATACTGAAAGCACTAACATAAACAATCATGGCAACAAAAAAAGGAACAACTCGAAAGAGCTCCGCTAAGAAAGCCACCAAGAAAACGAGCAAAAAGAAACTTGAACAACTTGAAAAGAATGGGCTAGTTCAAGATAAACCTAAAAGCTCTCATGGTGGAGCTAGAGCGAACTCTGGACCCAAAAAAAACGACGACAGGGAGCGTTTGAATACACTCAAAGACCAAGCAGAACTCCACGCACTCGAGGAGGTTCCAATCACTGTCACAGTTAACGGCCAGACACAGAACATCAAGATGACACGAGCACAAGCACTGCTCGACATGCTGTTCACGGAGGGAATTAAACGCAAGAGCATACCAGCAACCAAAGAGTACTTCGATAGAACACGAGGGAAGTCACGACAACCAGTCGAACACTCAGGAGAAATCAAGACAGACGACCAATACATCCCAGACGACCCAGCAGTAGAGGCCGCACACAATGCCTACGTGACAGAACGCAAGAAGCTAATCGCACAGGGATACTATGAATCAGCTGATGGAGAAGAGTAGAGACGACCTCAAACGTCGCTCACTAACGTACTGGATAGACACAGAGCGGATAGTAAACGAGGACGGCAAAGCAATCGACCTCGTCAACTTCTATTTCCTACTAGACATCTACGAAGACCAGAGTAAGAAGATAGTGGTCAAGAAGTCCGCACAGTCTGGAATCAGTACGTGGGCTATTCTTCGTGGTCTACACCGAGGACGGTATCAAGGAATCAATCAGATCCACACACTGCCGACCGTAGGAGACGCCAACACATTCGTACAGTCGAAAGTGAACATGATAATCAAGAACAACGCCTGCCTCAACACGAAGATGAGTAAGGAAGACACAGACAGCGTCGGCCAGAAGCAAATGGGTAAGGGCTTTTTATTCTACAAAGGAACGATCGGGAAGACGTCAGGTATTATGATTACCTCAGACAGCAACGTATACGACGAGTTCGACTTCAGTAACCACGACAACATCAGCAACTATCAGTCACGCCTCGAGGGAGCAAACAGCTTAAAGATGGAAGCGTGGGTATCAACACCGACACTACCAATGTTCGGCATAGATGCAGAGTACGAGGAAAGCGACCAGAAGCACATGCGATTCAACTGTCCGCACTGCAAGCATAGACAGCACATGGACTGGGAGAAGAACGTAGACCACGAGCGGATGCGATACCGATGCTCGGGATGTGACGGCACAATAGACAACAAGCTGTTCCCACTCTGGTATGCACTAAGCGGAAAGGGAGAGAAGTTCGAACACATAGACATGCGATGGGAGGCACGCTATCCAGAGCGAGACGTGTCAGGGTATCAAATCAATCAGATGATGGTGCCGTGGAAGTCAGCCAGAGAACTGATACAAGAGTTCAACAAACTCAGTGCATCAGGAGAGCTCGACTACTTCTACAACTTCAAACTAGGACAGCCGTACATGGACACTGACAAGAAAGTAACGGGCGGACTATTCTACAAAAACATCACCAGCAGAGAGGTGGTAGAAACTCACAGTGTAATGGGAGTAGACGTGCAGGGGAGCGAACTGTATGCGATAATTGGAAACAAGGAAGCAATCTTCGGAATCACCAAGTGCGTCGACGAAGTAAATGGACTGGGCAAAACCATCAAGTCCAAGTGGGACAGACTGGCAGAGCTCATGGAAGTCTACGACGTACGTACCTGCGTGATAGATGCGACATTCAAACCGAACGACGTCCTAGCATTCGCTAGAAGATTTCCAAACCGAGTCTACATGAACTGGTATCAGCCAGCACCGAAAGGTGGCCAGATATTCAGGTTCGGAGACAACGTCAAGTTTAGCGACACAAACGCTAAGAAGCTAACGTTCGAAGAAAAGGTAAAAGTACTAACCGACCGAGAGCGTGCCATCGATAAACTGATAACACACCTCGACAACGGAGCTCACCAGTTTTCATACAGCAAAGAAGATCCGAACTTCAAGGAGCTCGTCAAACATGCAGAGACAATGTACGCACGGGTAATAGAAAACAAAGACGGCACAGTTAGAAGAGAGTGGGCGAACACAGGGAAGAACGACTACTTCCATGCACTCGTATACTACGAAGTGGGAATGCACAAAGCAAAGCTATTTACAAGCAAATAAAGTGTTACAATAAAACCATGTCATCAGATGCAGAAACAACACAATCAGTCGGAGAGTACTCTCCGTCAGATGAGGAGCAAAAGGTCATAAACAAATGGAACAAACGCTTCAAGGTAGCGGAGCGTTTCCGTGACCCATACGAAAGAAAGATGCTTCGAATGTGGAAGCTCTATCGTGCGTATAGAGACAAGACGAACTATGCATATAACACTAACCTGATGCCTCCAATCGGGTTCGAAATCGTGGAGACAGTAAAGCCACGACTCTCAGCCGCTAAAATGAGGACGCGGATTTTTCCTATTAACAAAGACGACGTCGGCAACGATGCAATAGAAGAGTGGGACAACCTGATCACGTACGACTTCGATATCATGGACTTCGAAGAAAAGAAAGTAGACTGGATAGACTCAATGCTTAAGTACGGGAACGGCTACGCACACCTCTACTGGGTAGACGGAGAAGATGGTGGCGACCCAGGCATGGACATCATCGACAACTGGCTACTGTACTTCGACCCGAACGCTGGGCCGAGACTCAAAGACTCAGAGTGGGAGATAAAACAAACATTCAAGAGCAAGGCACGCATCGAGAAAGAAGAGAAGAAGCGAGACGTCCGAGACGAAGAGGTAGAAGAAGACTACGAGGGAGACGACGCAGAAGAGATAGAAGACGAAGAGACAGGGGAAACTAAGCGAGTAGTTAAAGCACACGGCGTCTACAAGAACCTAGAGTTCGTAAAGGACGAGAAGATAGCAGACGATCCACGAAGCGAGCGACTGGAACTAGAGTCACTAAAGATGGGACAGATAGACGGCAACTCACGACAAAGCGACGACACGCAAATCTCAAGCAGTGACAAGCTAGAAGAAACAGAACTGGTAGAGATATGGGAATGCTTCGACCACGACACTGACGAGATTGTTACAATCATGAACCGAAAGGTACTCGCACGAGAAGAAGACAATCCATACATAGACATCGAAGACGGCCGAATGATTATCGACCTGCCATGTATCAGACTGCCGTGGAGTGCATACTCAATGGCCATCATGGAACCAGTAGAGACAATCATCCACGAGATTGCAGACTCACGAAACCAAGCAATGGACTCGATAGTCTTCAACCTAGATCCAATCAAGAAAGTAAAGAAAGACTCAGGGATAACAGCAGACGATATAGTCACAGGACCCGGAGCAATATGGGAACTAGAGAACGTAGACGACGTAGTACTAGAGCGAGGGGAAGCTCCAAACAACTCATGGGTAGAGAAAGACAACCTACTGCGTCGAGAGATTCAAAGCTCACTAGCACTCTCAGAGTACGTGCGAGGACTACCAGCATCACCTGATGAACCAAACAGTAAGGTAGAGACACTACTACAACAGACGCAGATTCGATTTAGTCAGATGGTGAGACAGTACGAAACAGCACTAACGGACATCGTCAACATCCTTATCAAGATGAACCAGAAGTTCCTCACAGAGAGCAAGACCTACCGACTCATAGGAGACGACGTAGACTTCAAAGTGTTCACAGAAGAGACGAAAGAGGTACGGGTAGACGCACGAGTAGAGCTAGAACCAAAGCCAGAGATTGGACCCGAACAGCGTAAGAAAGAAGTGCTGGAACTCTACAAACTATTCGTAAGCGAAGACCAGCCAGCCGAGGGAGACGAAGAAGCAATGAAGCAGTGGAAGTCACGTAAGCGAGAGATGCAGAAGATGGTACTCGATGAATACGACAAGAGTCAGTACGAAGAAGTACTACTAGGGATGGAAAAACTAGAGGACGCACAGCAGGACAAAGCAGACACAGAGGAGTCAACCGTAGAAGCAGGAGAAGAAACGACACCACTACCTACTACAATGAATGCACTGCCACCACAACCACTAGCACCAATCCCTGAACTGCCACCAGAGGGAGGCAATCCACTATCTCCAATCCCTAACAGTCCTGTAGCTCCTAGCGGTTCACCACCGCCAGGATTCCTACAGGCACTGCTCAGTAGGATGAGAGGAGGGCAGTAAACTTTATAAGCACACCAAGTAACCACAAATACTATGGAAACAGAAGAAACAAACGAAGAAGAAATGGAGATGGAAGTAACCTCTCCAGAAGAAAGCATCGCAGAGTTCGCTACATCAGTAGCAGACAAAGCAAAGATGGTAGAAGCAGGAGAGATGACAGTCGCAGACTTCGTTAGCGGATGTATGGAAACGCTCGGAGCAATAGAAGTGGCAGGGCCAGCACCAGAAGTATCGCCAATGGGCGGACTCGGAGGCAGTCAAGCATTCCCACTACCAGACGCAGAATAACCACTATGAGTAACTACCAAGAACAATACGACATCGCCCACGAGGTGCTAGAGATTACAGACAGCGAGGGATTCAAAACCTTACTGACTGAACTACAATCAAAAGTAACTCAGGTCACAAATGCTCTTGGTAGAGCAAACTCAGACATGGTCGATGCGGTCAAACGAGAGGGAGTAGACTCCGAGCGGTACGTGCAGAAAGTGGTAGCACTCTCGGCCGAACTAAACGGACTACAATTCATTACCAATCAGGTCGAGCTCCATCGAAAGAGAAAGGAGTCGGCCGCTAAACACCTAGACTAACTATGGACTCATTCATGGAAAAGCTGATTGCACTCCGCAACGGTGTCGGGAACGTAGCAAAAGGCACGTTCAATAACATGGCAAGCGTAGGAGAGCGGTCGCAACAGATGGCAGACGCTGAGAGGGCACGGAACGAAGAGCTGATGACACAGGCATTCGGTTCACCAGAGGCGTACATGGAACAGCAGAACGCTACCAGTACACCAGAACTACCGCCGACACCAGGTCAATCACTCGGGTCATTCTTTGATCGTATCAAGGCACTGCGAGGGGGATAATTTACAAAACAATTAAGCAACAAACAACATGGGAGATGCACGAATCGATAACCTAAAGGAAGAACTCGGCGAAGAAGAAGAGGTCGAGGAAACCGAAGAGGCCGAGGAGTCTGATGATGAAGAAGAGTCAGATGAAGAGGCCGACGAAGAAGAGGGGTCAGACGAAGAAGAGGAAGAGTCTGGCGACGAAGAAGAAGACTCAGGGGATGACGAAGAAGAAGATGACGAAGAAGATGACGAAGACATTCCTGAGAAGTTCAAAGGCAAGTCAGCCAAAGAAATCATCAAATCATATCAGGCACTCGAGAAACTCATGGGTCAACGAAACCTGACAAAGCAAGAACGCAAGGACTTGAAAGAGCTAGGATTTGACCGAAAGGACGTGGATGGCATGGAGGACATGAAGAAGATTGTAGAGGGTACAGACTTCACCAAAATGACGCCACAAGAATTTGCAACGTGGTTACTAGAGCAGAGCAACAAGCAAGCGGAAACTCGAGCTCAGGAAATCTACCGAAACGCCTCAACTGTTCAGCAAGCAGTAAAGACAGAGATTGGGGAGGCAACAGATAAGTATCCACTCCTCAAGAGCAACAAAGAGTTCCGAGACCTCACACTGTCAGTCATCGAAGCAGACGCCGCTTCAGGAAAGATGACACCGATCATCGAAGCCGCTGGACGAGTAGCAAAACTGATGGGAGCTAAGGAGAAAAGCGACAAGAAGAAGACCACAAAGAAACTCCGAAAGCGAACAGCAGTAGAGCAAAAAGGTTCAGGGTCAGGTGCTCCAAAAAAGACAGACGACCAGAAAGTCCTAGAGGGAATCCTAGGAGCTGGTGATAAAGGAGGAAACCCAATGGGTGGACTTGGTATATAATACTAAGTAGGAAAAGAGCATGGGTGTGGGACTGCCCCCAGACCACTGAGCCGTTACGACGGGAACTCGGAGGAAATCTAAAACCAGACGACAACCAACTTATTAACGCTAAACACATAACATTATGGGAACAGCTTCAGCACGAGACACTACTAACCTGACCGCACGAAAGTACGACGTCAAAGATGTGGTCTCTCTATTGGATGTCAAAGAATATCCAATGCTCGCAATCCTTACCAATGCTGGGAAAGACATAGCATCTGGTAAAGGAAAAGCGATGAAGAAGATGCAAACAACCGACCCTGAATTCAAGTGGTACGAAGATGAATTCGGAAGTCGGGAAGCGACAACTGCAACTGGTCAAACAGGAAAGAACATCGCTTCAACCCCAGACGTGGCAGTGGCATCAGGACTCGGAGCACGCTTCGCAGTCGGTGACATTATCCAGTTTGTAGCCAGCAAGAACACATTCGAAGTAACAGCTATCTCAACAGATACGCTGACACTATCGAATGAGCTTGGTGGAGCAACAGGTACTGTCGACTTGTCGTCACTAACGGTCTGGATTATCGGAAACGCCAACGAGGAAGGAGGTAACCTACGAGAAATCAAAGGTACAACTCCAGTCGAGAAAGTAGGTTACGCACAAATCTTCCGTACACCATTTGGTGTAACAGAGACAAGTGCAAACACTGAGACTCTCATCAAGGAGAACGACCTCGACCTACAACGACGCAAGAAAGGTATCGAACACATGGTCGATATCGAACGAGCGTTCTGGTTCGGAAAGAAAAGCAAGCGTACAGGTTCATCTGGGAAACCAGTCCGTACAACTGCTGGTGTCATTGACATCATCTCTACCTACGCAACAGCGAACGTAGATACCGAAGCAGAGTGGGAGACATGGCTACAAGATGTATTCCGATACGGTAACAAAGAGAAGTACGCATTCTGCTCTCCGCAAATCATCACGATGATTAACGGGTTCGCTAAGGCGAAAGTAGAAATCGTACAATCTGAAAAGACCTACGGAATCACTATCCTCAAGTACGTATCTGCACACGGTACCCTGAACTTGATCAAGCACGATCTATTCACGGGAGCACCATACGGTAACTACGCAGTAGCTGTCGACATGGAAGCCGCAACGTTCCGATACTTGAAGAACCGTGACACGAAACTGCTCACAGGTCGTCAAGCAAACGACGCCGACGAGCAAATCGAAGAGTACCTCACAGAGTGTGGACTCATGCTTGAACAAGAAAAGCGACACGCTATCTGTTCATACTCCGCTCTCTAATCTAGAGAAACGGATCGTCAGATGGGAGAGACTTCTCGATGAACCTCTCCCATCGCATCGGGTGGCGATCCCGAAACCATTAACAAACTAACAGTAAATACTATGAGCAAATCAACAACATTTGTATCGAAGTACTTCCAACTGAAACTCATTCGTGAAAGTTCATACACGAAAGAGATTGCAGGAAAGCTACTACCAACAAAAGGTAAGTACATCCAATTCAACCAGGGAGCATTCACTACCTCAGATGAGGAAGAGATTGAATTCCTAGAGAATCATCCAAACTTTGGAAGCATCTTCATCAAGGTAGACAAGGATGCAGGTCGAGAACGAGCAGAGTACGTTCAGACTCTAGAAGAACGAAACGCTGAACTAGAAGACGAACTAGCAAAAGCAAAAGGTGAGGGAGCAGGAGTAGACCGTACAACACCAGATGGTAACGATGGTGGAGACAAGTACGATGCTCTAACTGGACCCGAACTCAAGGAAGAACTGACAAAGCGAAAACTCGCAGTGTCAGGTAAGGTAGACGAGTTACGAGACCGACTGCGAGAATCAGACGGCGGAGCTCAATTCTAATCCTATGAGTAAAGCCAACGGCACAGCAGAGGTAACCATAGAAGCTGTCATCACAAGAGCTGATGGAACCAAGGAAGACTTGGGGGTGGTCTCACGAAGAACGGTCGACAAATCATTAGTAAGTAAACTATTTAAACGTCATGGCAACAGTACTAACAAACACCGGAAAGGCGAACATGATCAACGCCCTTAACGGTGGCTCACACACAGCACCTCAGCACGTAGCATGGGGTACTGGAGCAGGAACTGCGGTAGAAACTGACACTACATTGTTCACTGAAGCATCAGAAGACAGAGTATCAGGGACAAAGACAGTGGAGACCACCACAGTAACGAACGACACCTATCAGGTAGTAGCAACAATCACAGCGGATGGTACAAAGACCATCACCAACGCTGGACTATTAGATGCACTGACAGGTGGAGACCTCTACGTGAAAGGTGACTTTACAGGGATCGCATTGAACGCTTCAGACTCCATCCAGTTCACAATTAAGATTGTGCAGGATCAGGCATAACGTCTTGACATCGCAACCCACCAGCACGGTGGGTTTCGGTGATGAGGACAATATCCTCGCCATTACTAGCAAACAAAATATTATGAACAAACAAGAACTACTAGCAGACCTAGAAACAAAGTCGCTCAAGATTGTGAAAACTGTAGAGGATACAGAAGACACAGCAAAGAACGAAGCTGGGGTACGATCGTACACAACTAACGTCATGGAGCAAGACGGGGATGTAGTGCAAGCTCGTAACATTGGCTGGTACACAATCAACGAGGGAACAGACGAAGAAGTAGCAGTACTTAGAGACCTGCCAAAAACTAAACGAGACTGGGTAGACAAATTCGAGTCTATGCTCAATCGACTATCTCCAAAAACATTTCTTCGATTTAAAATTGAAAGTGTTGATGAAGAAGACCGAAGTGGGTACGCAACGGTCATTCAAAAGAATGAAGACAAAACTGTATCAGAAGTACGTATCTTTATGTACCGAGACACCGTAGCAAATGAAAACACCTACGCAGTACTAAAATAAGTAGCATATGGCATTCCCAGGCGACTACACTAAGTATCAAGAGGTAACGATTGATGCAACCAAAGTCAGTGCCGACCTTACTGACTACGTTGTATACGTCAACCTAGCCGACCTCGTGAAAGCGGGAGCGGACATTTTTGATACGTGTCGATCGGACGGGGGAGATATTCGAGTCACGAAAACAGACGGGATCACTCAGCTTGCAGTCGAATTAGTAGCCATCGACACAACAGCAAAGACGGGAGAGCTTCACTTCAAATTCACTGGGACACTATCAAGTTCGACTGACACAGTTATTCGGATTTGGTACAACGGAGCTGATACAGTACCAGCAGTATCTTCAACTTATGGACGAAACAATGTTTGGACTGACTTCCAAGCAGTTTTTCACTTCAATCAAGATCCTAGTGCTGGCTCACTAACAGACAGTACAGGGAATGGTTATAACGGAACAGCAGCAGGATCGATGACCTCTGGTGATTTAGTTGCTGGTAAATTCGGAAAAGCATGGGACTTTGACGGAGCAAATGACAGGGTAACTCTACCCACACCAACAGCTTTTCAAACAGCTATACAATCCGTAAGTGCATACGTGCAAAGTAGTGCCCCAAATACTTTGACTAGTCTGTTTTCAGTAGGTGATCTCTCAAGTCCTTACAACAAATTTGCTCATGGTACAGGTGGGGGAATGTACAAAAGAACAAGTAATACCACCGGACCTCACCTAACACCAACAGTTGCATTCTCAAATGACACGTGGACTCACTACGCAGGAAATATTGAGACTAATGATTACAGAGTATACAAAGACGGTGTGGCAAATGGTGTAGATACGACAGATGGAAGAAATCCACTTGGTATGACTGGAGTTGATACAGCAGAAATTGCATCTCTTTCTTACAACGGAACAGCAACATCATATCCAGCTATCATTGATGAGTTGAGAATTCGAACTTCATCAATATCAGGAAACTATGTATCTACTGAATACAACAACCAGAACACACCATCGACATTCTATGCTTCAGGAGATGAAGAGGGTGGTGTAATAACTCAAGCACTCACAGCAACCGCTCAAGCAGGAGCTTCATACGCAAAACAAATAGGAAAAGAAGTAGCAGTGACAGCACAGATGACTGCATCATTCTTACGATCAATAAATAAAAGAATAACTGCAACAGCACAAGCAAGTACAGCAATCCTAAAAACACTAGGGAAGTCATTAGCAGTGACAGCACGAGCCACTGTTACTATAATGACAACACAAGTGACTCTTAAAATCCTTACCGCAACGGCACAAGCGAACACATCACTTACAAAGATTTCAATCAACACAGTAGAACTGATAGTAACTGCAGCAGGAGCAGTAACAGTAACTACTCAAAAAGCGTTCAATAGACTGCTAACAGCAACTGCACAAGGAACAGCATCACTGGTGCAGTCAGGGCTCATTATCTCAAGAGAGCTACTAGTGGTAGCACGAGCCACAGTGACAATTCCACAAGCACTAACACTGAGTAAAATCCTTACCGCAACTGCGTCGGCAGTGGTATCATTAGCAAGAGACTTCGGTTTCCTCGACAAGTATCCAGAGAACGAGGCGACGTACGAAGATAAATATCCAGAACAATAATATGTCATCACTAGCAGACTACAGAGCAGACCTAGAAGCACTACTCTCGACAGTAGACCTGTCAGGGTTCTTCACTGAGGCAATCAAGAATGAGTTCATTAACCGAGCAGGGAAACGAGTATACAACGCAAAGAAGTGGGCATGGTTAGAACACGCAGTAAAAACTCAATCAGAAGCAGGGATAGAATACTACGCACAGCCATCACGCTTCAAGAAAGGAAGTATCCACCGCATCACAATAGGCGAGGGAATGTCAGAACTAGAGTACGACGTCGTAGCGTGGAATCTATATAAGCAAAACAAAGAACAAACTACAGGAGCACGAGTAGCATCAATACTAGGCAATCAATACTTCCTATATCCAGCACCAGAGACAGCAGGAGACGTGATAGGAATATACGGACAGCTCAAGTGGGTAAACTTAACTAGCGACACTACAGAAAGCATCAATCCAGAAGCGTACGACGAGGCAATCATCCGACTAGCACTAGCAGATGCACTCAAGAAAGAGCGACGCTTCTCAGAAGCAAACAGTGAGACACGAGAAGTAACAGACGTACTCATTCCATCACTCTGGAGCGAAGACCAGAAACAAGATCCAAAAGGATACATCGGGCAAACAAGAAGCACACGCTGGTAAAATAAAAACATATGTCAGAACTACAAAGCTACACAATCAATAACTTCAACGGAGGAATCAGTGACCTCAGCAACAAAGGCGTGCGAGGAGCTTTTAAGTTTGGCTACGGTATAAACCTACGTAATACATCCAGTGCATTGTCCTGCAACCAAAAGCTAAAGAAAGACTCGGGAGCAGTAGTGACAGACCTGATACGTTTCGGAGTGGCCGCTACAGACGGAAACTGGTACGGATTCGGAGACACAGGGAGAATCTACCGACGCACATCAGGAGGAGCATGGTCGCTACTAACCACGGACCCAGACGGAGAGATACTAGGAGCCGCTGAATACATCCACAACGACGGAGCAGGAAACTACGTAAGCCACATCGTATGGGGGACACGAACCAAACTAAAGAAAGTGAAGACGAGCAGTGGCTTCGGTACAATCACTACGGTGACAACATTCGAAAACGGCTTCGATGGCGAGTGGCACACCATGCTAGAAGCACTAGGTGTGCTGTTCTTCTGTGACGCAGACTTCCTCGGCATCCTAGACTACGAGGGAGCAGTCAATAAGAAAGCCCTACAGTTCCCGGGCGGAATATACTCACGCTCACTACTGGACAACGCCAATATTATAATCATCGGAGCAACAGAAAAAGAGCGACAACGACGTGGCTTTCTATTTACATGGGACAAACTAGCAGACTCTTGGATCACAAAAAAAGACCTGCAAGCACAGGGAGCACGCTCGCTAAACTTCCTAGAGGGAGGAGTCATGGTACAAACAGGCGAAGAGCTAAAGTACTGGGACACCGTAAACCTACTGCCACTAAAGCAATTGCCAGGCGGAGGCGAAACACAGCCAGGAGCACAGTCCGAGTATCAATCAATCGGACACTTCGGCGTGCAGGGAGGAACAAAGAACGGAGTCTACGGATACGGCAGACGTGACAAAAACAGTCCATTCGCACTAGCACTAGAGTACATACCATCACACGGAGACTACGCAGACCCAGCAAAAAAGATTGGGAGTGTAAGCAATCACCAAGGCACAATGCTTGTGTCATGGTTCGACGGTACAAACTACGGAGTAGATGTAATAGACGACGACAACAAAGCCGTAGCTCTCTACCAATCACTAGAGATAGATGCAAACACTCCATACTCAGAGAAGCGATGGAGGCAGGTAAAAATAGTAACAAGGCCTCTACCTGCAGGCACATCGATAACACTGCGAGCAAAGTCCAACAACGATGACGACTGGCAAGTATGCAAAACAGACTCGCAAGCAACAGCGATGAATGTCACAGGACAGAAGAAAGCAATCTTTAACATTGCAGGAGCAGGCAAGGGAGAGATTATAGAACTAGAACTGGTACTAACACCAAACGGTAACGCAACGCCCGAGGTGCTCTCAGTGAACACCTACCACACAATGCTCACAATATATTAATCATGAATGACAAAGTAAAAGAATTCGAGGTAAAAAACATCGAACAAGATCCTGATAAAGATGTGGAGCTTCCAGAGATTCCAGCATGGGACAGGATATTCGGCCGACCAACCTCACTAGGAGACTTGGACCCAGATGCAGAGGCACGACTAGATGACGTCGATGCTACCTTTTTGACGCTCGGTGACATTGCATTCCTAGACAGCATCACAGAAACAGAAATAACTAACGGTGCAATCACGACACCAAAACTAGCAACGGGATCAGTGGTAGCCAGCAAAATACAATCAGGATCAATTACAACGAACAAGCTAGACTCAGAAGCAGTAACAGCAAACAAGATAAATGTAGGTGACCTATTCGGTGAAAACATCAGTGCAACAGGAAGTATCACAGGAGCACTTATCCGAACCTCAAGCGGAGGCGACAGAGTGGAAATAGACGACGTCGACGACTCAATCAAAATCTACGAGAGCAACGACCTGCGAATTGAGATATACGAAGACCGTATTACTTTTTATGAAGACGATGGCACAAGTGACGTGGTAAGTCTCTACGCATCACCATCAGGCAACTTTCTACTAGCAGGCACATCAGGCAATGATATATTTATCAGCTCAGACAGAGACCTCTTCTTAAACGCAGAGGACGACCTATTCATATTCTCAGATGATGAAATAACTATAAACACAGGGTCACTAGCAGATGACGTATACATCGGACTAGGGAGCAACACATTCATGCAGTTTGGTGACGGAAGAATATACCTCGACACCTACTTCGACATGCAAGGTAATAGCATTAATGACGCAGGAAACATAACCTGCGTGAACCTAACAGAGACATCCGACATCCGACGAAAGAAGAACGTCAAACCACTAGCATACGGACTGCAGGAAATACTTAAGCTACAACCAATCCAATACCAATTTAAACAACATAATCAAAAGCAAAGCAACCGACGAGCAAAAAATCCATTACAAAAAGACAAAGTAATTGAAAAGAAGAAGAGCCAACAAAAGCACTTAGGATTCTCCGCACAAGACGTATACAAAATACTGCCAGAGGTAACCGAGTACGCAGACAAAGATGGGGAGGAAACAGCACGCCTATACAGCACACAAATCATACCCGTGCTGGTGCGAGCAATACAGGAACTGCACAATGAGGTAGAATTACTAAAAGGATAGATGCTACAATAATAGATATATGGAAAAAAAAGAGCCAACATTAGAAGAGAAAATCCTCACTCAAATAGAGGATGTTGAACAACAGTACACAAAGAACGAGGACGAAATCCAAAGAGGAAAAGTACTGCTCAACCAACGCATCAACAAACGGATGCAACTCAAGGGTCAACATACCGCTCTTACCCGACTATTACCCAAGGAGAAATTACCAGCAAAAGATAACAAAGAGTAATCATGGCATCAGCACAATACGTCGTAGAAAAAGGAGATACACTCGGAGGCATCGCAAAGAAGCTAGGTGTATCAACCAGCAGTCTGCAAGGATTCCGTTCAGGAAATGCAGACCTCATCTACCCGGGCGAAACACTTTCAATAAAGTCTCCAACGAACTCGCAAGCAACCGATCGTGCCAGCACTATCAGGACTGAGCTCGCAGGGCCAGAGCAACCACAAACTGGAGCAGGAGATGGCACACCAAACGGTAGAGGGCAGTCACTAGACGACACCAGCACATCTGGTGGCTTTGATGTTTCTACACTCAGGAGAAACGTCGACGATGCAAAAGCAAAACGAGACGAGGCATTCAAAAAGCTCGATGGCTTCCGAACCAGTAGGTACGAAGAGCTAGTGTCAGACAGAAAGTTAAACGACCGCAGAGATGAAATAGCGTCACTGGACGACCAGATAGCAGAAGCGAGATCAGTCCGAGATGCATCTATAAATAAAATTAGGAGTAACCCAGGAGCATCGGCAGCAACACTGACAGGAGAAGTGGCACGAGCTAACGACAAACTCAACGCAGATATAAATAACTTAATCAGTCAGCGAAACTCAGTAGCAGGAGAATACAACACAGGACTCTCAGAAATTGAACGAATGGTAGCGAACGAAGCAAAAGACATCGAAGCATCCTTCGGGTTCTTTGATAGCTCAGTATCAGAAGCAGAGCAAATGTTCCAAGCGTATCAAAAAGCAATCGTCGACCAATTAACAAGAGAAGACGACCGAGCATACGACCAAGCAAACGATCTACGAGACTTCGAGCAAGCACTAGAACTGGCACGAATTAACAAAGCAGGAAGCGGAGCAGGAACAAACTTCACTATCCTCACAGACCAATTCGGTCGGCCGACAGTAGCAATCGACCGAAACAATCCAACTCAACAGATAGACCTATCAGGAAACGAAGGATCAATGCCAACAGGAGGCGGTAGTAATCCAGCACTGATGGCCGCTCAAGCTCAGGCACAAGAGGCAAACAACGAGCCAGGTCTATGGGGGAGATTTACTAACTGGTTAGGATTCTAAAAACAATACAATATGGCATCTCTCAAAGACCTACTATCAAGAGCGAAAGGCAAGCTCGAGAGAATCCCTGAAATCGCAAAAGAAACATTCGGTGACAGCAAAGAAGCGGTACAGGAATACTTCGAACCACAGCCAATACAAGACGGAATACGTATCCGTGATTTTCTGCGTGAGACGCCAGCAAATGTAGGTGAAGTAGCAAAAGACATTGCACAAGGGACAGCACGATCATTCGACTTTGTAGGACGAAAGCTGACACCATGGGAGGAAGACATTAGTCCAAAGACTGGCTTTAATAAAACAATGGATGACTTCCTATTTGGAGGAGCAGACAAACGAGCAAACACACTAACAGATGTAGGAGAGACAGAGCTCGGACTCGACAGAGAAAAAAAACCAATCCTCACACCACTAGCAGGACTCGGTATCATCGGACTCGACTTCGTGCCAGGAGGTCAGGGAAAGAGCAGAGGGTTCAAACAGTTCATTAAGTCGCTGACAGACGAGACGGCCGAGACGTTGGCCAAGAGTACTGATAGAGAACTAATCGAAAGCACAGTACGTGAGTCAGCACCAGCACTGACAGATGACGAAGTAGTGAAGCTGGTGGATGACTTAGTAACAACCAAGAGCGTCGATGACGTGAAGAGTGTGGTGACTGGAAATGTAAACAAAGTAGAATACATTCCAGATGAAAAAGTCACAGCTCAAACACGAGCTCAAGGAACTATAGATATTAATGATCCACGACTGGTGCCGTCAGAGGGAGACTGGAATACACTACGTAATAAAAATACAGAGACTGCACTCTACATAGACAAATTAAAAGCGGACATAGCAGATGGGAAACCAGTAGTGCCTGTGCGAGTGAGAATCACCACAGACGGTGAAGGAGACTTCCTAGAAGTGGTAGACGGACATCATCGATTAGCTGCTATGCAAGAGCTAGGAAAGAAAGACGTCCCATTTATATTTGACGAATACTCGACGCAGAAAATGAACAAAGGTACAAAAATAATCGATGACTTTGGACAAGAAGCTACTACAGTAACAGACAACCTCGTAGAACAAACCACATCACTCAAAGACTCAAAGCAACAGCAAATAGACCAAGCAATGATGGAAAGAGACTTCATGGAAGAATCAGTGCGAGACAATCCAGCAAGACAGCTTATGAAATTTATGGGTCGAGGAAACAACTCACTAGCAGAGATACAATACAGAGGAGAAAAAACAGGAGCGAAAGGAAGACAGCTAGACAGTATGGTAACTGAGCTAGGATTTAAAGACATGGACGAGGCACAAGAGGCAATCCAAGCGTACACGAAAGACAAAGAACGCCTCGAGGATGCAAAGCAAGTAGTGCGAGACTTGAAACTAGAATACAGCACGCTCCTAAAAGACGAGAGTGGAATTAAAATGGCAAAGGAAGCAATCGTCGAAGGAGTGCCAGAGGGCTATCAAAAAGGGGTAGACAAAGCACTCGATGCCGCTGAAAAAGAAACCAAGAAACTATCACCACGACGATTAGCAGACGCCAAAAAGTACGGCATCAGCGAAGAAGTAATGGGACGAATGCTCTACAGTAAAGCTGGTGGGCGTCTTTCACATGAGCAGGCAAGCGACCTAGCACAAAGCATAAACGCACCAATGCGTGACCTACTAGAAAAAGATGCAAAACAATTCCCACTCGATCGTCCAAAGATAGAAGCATACTCACAAGAACTGCAAGGGTACTTCGACAACGTCGTCAAACGATTAAAGGCAGACTCAGAGGCACATCCAAAAGACAAAGACCTCGCTACACAATACAAAGAGTCGTCACGTACCTACATGAAAGCACGCACCACACTGGAGGCGGTTATCAGTGAAGCTGGGCGAGTGGTAGAGGGCTCAAAGGTTATCGGTAAATACTCACGACTGCCCGGCATGGACGGCAAGATTAAACGAGTGCGAGAACAGATCGTGCGATACGCCGAAAACAATCCAAAGCACGCAGACCTGCCAACAGAGTTCGACATGGCACTAGAGACAGTGAACCTAAACGACACTACACAGATGCTAGACTTCCTCACACAATGGAACCGAGCGTCATTCCTGCAGAAGCTATCAGAGTTCCAAAAAGCATCGCTACTCTCAGCACTATCAACGCACGCAGTAAACGCACTTGGAAACGCCATCCAGCAAGTGATAGACATTCCAGTCCGAGCACTAGCAGGGGGACTAGACGCAGGGAAGTCAGCAGTAACAGGAAGCGAGCGAACAGTCTACGCAGGCGAGTCACTAGCACAGGTACGAGGAGCATTCCGCTCCGCTCCAGCCGCTATCAGACGAGCAACGAAAGCACTGGCCAACGAACACTACGCACAGGAACTACGACGTACAGAAATCGAAGCAGGGACAGTAGTACCAGCAATCAGAGGACGCTTCGGTAAGGTAGTACGACTACCATTTAGACTACTGCAAATGGCCGACCTCGGATTCCGTACAGTAAAAAGTGGAGCAGAGGGAGAAGCACTGGCCACTCGAATAGCAAAGATGGAGGGACTAAAAGGCAAAGCGTACAAAGAGCGAGTAGCAGGACTCAAAGACAACCTGCCAGAAGACATGCTCGACCTCGTAGACGAACGAGTAGAACGGTCACTCATGCTCGAAGACCTCGACGGAATACTAAAAACGATTGAAGACCTAAAGAATAAATATCCTGCACTGCAGTTTGTTATTCCGTTTTACCGAACACTGGTAAACCTATCCAAAGAGGCGTACCGAATGACTCCAATCGGAGGCATCGGCCGAACAGTAGGAAAGCTCACACCAGGCCAAGCAGGGAGAAACATCGAGCGAGCATTCAATAACAAATGGACTGCCAACGAGAATACAAAGATGGAAGAACTATCACGACAAATCATCGGGACAACTATCATGGCGTGGGTGGTAACGAATATGCTCAATGGAGACGTAGAGATAACTGGACCCGCACCAAGCAGTGCAGGCGACCGAGCAGTGTTCTACGGACAAGGAAAACTGCCACACTCAATCAGATATGGAGACAAGTGGATAGAGTTCCAACGAGTGCAACCAATCGGACAGCTCCTACAAGTAGGAGCATCAATCAGTGAAGCAATCGATGCGTACAAAAACACTGGCGAACTAGACGACGCAACAGTAGAAAAGGAAATGCTCAACTCAATCAGCGACATCGGGAGTATGGTATTCACACAGTCACCATTCACAGGAGCCGCCGACCTATTCGCATTGCTGTCAGGAGGTGAGTATGGAGAGGGATACTTCCAAGCAGGTAATCGATACATCGGTCAGCTGGCCGGAACATTCATTCCAAACATTCTACGACGAGCAACCGTGGCACAAGATCCAATCGTATATGAAAAGCGAGACATCGAGTCACAGCTAAAAAGCCGTGTGCCAGGACTAGCTCAAACCTTAACACCAAAGCGAGACATCTTCGGTGAGACAATCCGTCAGGGAGGGACACCAGCATCACGCTTTGCTTCACCAATCAGAACGTCACTCTCAATCGAGAACAAACTGTACGATGAAATGGCAGACATTAAATACACGCCGACCGTACCGAACCGAAACGCATTCAACGAAGACCTTAGTGTCAAAGAATATGAAACACTGATGCTATTTTATGGGCCGAGATTCCGAGACGAGATGTGGACAGTAGTAAACGATCCATCATACAACACACTCAACAACGAACAGAAGCAAGACATGCTAAGTAGTGTAAGCAGGAAAGTACTAAACTTCTCACGGCAAACATTGTTCCCAGTCTACCTAGAGAAAAACCAACTCCGAAAACAGTGGGAGCAAGAGGGTATCTCACCAATGGTTATAGAAGACGCACTAAACATCCAGTTCCCCTACGACAAAGCAACACTGGAAATATACGCAGAAAACATCCTTGACGATAATATTCAACAGGGGGAGGCGAGACAAACCATAGAAGACCTATTACAATGAAAAAGAACATGACTCTAGATTTTGTCCATACGCCGATACTAATAATAAAGCATCTAACATACTTCTTTGCATTCATTATCGGGTCAGTCGGGTTGGCAACCGAGTCCTTTGCTATATTCGGGGTATTAATTGTGATCGACACAATTACAGGAGTGGTAAGAACAATTAGAATTAGAGGCGGAGATAGCTTCACTAGTCTACAGTTAACAGGAGGAGTGATATCAAAAGGACTGGTTATATCAGTACCACTTATCGTAGCGTGGGCAGGAAGAGGTGCAGGACTAGATCTGACACTCGTGGCACAAGGAGTACTGTCGGTATTGATTCTCGCTGAAGCATACTCAATACTAGGGAACATCCACGCCATTCGTATCGGGCGTGACGTGAAAGAGTTTGATGCAATCGCATGGATACTCGGCAACGTGCGAAAACAAATGGAGCATTATTTAAAAAACACAGGAGGCGATAAGACCGATGATGGTCAAAAAGACTTATGAAACTCACATACAAAGCAACACCAAACGTCTACGAACTAGATGGAGTTCCAGTAGCAATAGTTCTGCACACCACACTCGGGTCAATCGAGGGAGCAGTAGCGTGGCTACGCACCACTCCAGAGGAACGTCAACGTCAGACAGGCGTAAAAAGCTACAGCTCGGCACACGCAGTAATAGGGCGGTACGGAGAAGTAGTAGAACTAGCACCAGTAGACAAAGGAACGTGGCACGCAGGAAGAATAAGTAATCCAAGCAAGCGAGCACTAGATGTAATTCCAAAAACATTCCTAGGAGGCATAAAGAATCCAAACAAACACACGATAGGATTAGAGTTCGCATCAGGATACGACATCGACAAAGATGGCGTCCTAGAGGGATGGGAAAAACTCTACACAAAAAGTCAGATAAAAGCCGCAGTGGAATACGTCCTGACAAGAATAGAGCCACAAATTCTAGAGAAGTACGGCGTAGAGATAACATTCGCAGACGCAAACGTGATCACGCACCGAGACGTCACAGCCGACAAACCAAACCTTGAAATACAACGAGCAATGTTCCTCGCCGAGCTAAACAAGCAACGAGCAGAGCAAGGCGAAGATCCTGTCACTCCACCAAAACCAAAAGAGGTCACACTAAAAGTGGGACAAAAGGTTACAATTGGAGAGGTAGGCGAAGACTTTATACAACTAAAAATCTAAACTATGTACGCAACATTAATTTTTATCGGCACAGTACTACTGACGCAAATCATTAAGAAACATGTCTTCCCACGATTCGGAGCAACAGGAGTACATGCACTGACGTTCACCATCGCACTGGTAGGTCTGGGAATCTACGAATACGCACAAACAAATCCAGCATTCATGGACGTGATTGTATGGGCATTAGGATACCTCGCAGGAGCAGTAGCAATCTACGAAGTAATCCTGAAGAAGATTGGTATGCCATCCGCAACAACTCAATTGGAAAACGACCAAAGATAAGTTACAATGCAAGCACCATGTTCGTGTTGGACATGGCCGAATGGCTTCGGAGACCGCAAGGTCACTCTCGAAAAGCATCCACTCAACCGAGTCGGGTGCTTTTCATATGCACCATTCAAAATCCTATAGGGGTACGTTGAACGTAAATAGCAAAAAGGTAGCAGAGGGCAGAACAGACACTAAAGAGCTTACAGGGCAATTCTAGGCGTCACAGAGCATGTATAGAAAAGTAAACAAAAGTAAAGAAACACACACATTAGCGTTGTGTATACTCTCTTCTTCTCTACTCTCTTCTTCTCTAGCGTTACATTTGTAACAATGATTGTTACAAGTAGACAAAATTATACCCACAGCAAGCGTGGACAGTAGACAAAAAAGTGATAAGATACACACAGGTCGAAGCCATTAACAGACCACCTAAACAACACCATGAAAAACAAAAAGTACAGCGAAAGAGACGGCTACGGAATCTACACCACAGACTTCCAAGCCACAGACGGACGACTGCAAAAAACAGGTAACTGGATTGCAGAGAACAGCATGGAGATACTGATACTCGCACTATTCGCAGGAATGGTAGCAGGCACAGGAATGCTCCTACACACAACAACGGTAGCCGCTGACACACTGATCGAGTACGTAGAACTAGAAGAAGATAACTACCAAGAAGAAAAAGTACTCGAAGCCATCACAGCACAAAGGATGGAGAAGCTCGCAGAAGAAAGTGTGGAACAGCCACCATACTGGACAGTAGAAAGCTATTGAAAGGTACAGGCGGAAGTGTCAGCGTACACATCCGATTCAGCCGAGACGGACGACACACCGTTCATCACAGCGTCAGGAGCTCGCACACGACACGGCATCATCGCCTGCCCACGCAAGTATGACTTCGGAACAGAGGTAGAGATACACGGCGAACGATACATATGCGAGGACAGAATGAATAAACGATACGACGGCGAACACTTCGACATATGGATGCACACAAAAGCAGAGGCATACAAATGGGGCAGAAGATTAGTAGAGGTAAAAATAATCAAATGAAAAAAGAACTCACAACAGAAGAACAGCTCATTGAACGACGGGAGGGAACTAAAAAACGTATCGAGAAAAAACTATCGGTTCTAAAAGAAAGCTACGAAACTAAAAAAGCAATCCAAGAGAAGCGACTAGAAGAGGTGAACATTGAATTAAAAGCACTCAAAAAATAACTATGTACTTAAACAAAGCAATGGTCTACGGAAACCTGACACGGGACCCAGAACTCAAAGCACTACCATCAGGAAGTAATGTGACATCATTCTCAATCGCAACGAACCGAGTCTACAAAGACAAAGACGGAAACAAGCAAGAGTCAGTCGACTACCACAACATCGTAGTATTCGGGAAGCAAGCAGAGAACGTCGCAAAGTACCTCACGAAAGGATCAGGAGTATTCATCGAGGGACGAATGCAAACACGAAGCTGGGACAAAGATGGCGTGAAGCAATATCGCACAGAAGTGGTAGCAGACTTCGTACAGTTCGGGCCGAAGAAAGGAGAATCAGCACCAAAGAAAGAAGACGACGATGCACCAGAGTATCCAGAAGAAGAGATTAATCCAGAAGACATTCCGTTCTAGAGTATGAAAAAATCATTCGAACAAAGAGTGAAAGAGGGATTTGGAAGCTACGGAATAAAAGAAATCAAAGTAGGTAAAAAAATTATAAAAACGGAG